ATGACTATGCCGCAGTCGGCTTTCAATATAAACCAACCCTAAGAGCGATGTCGGAGGAGTTACGGTATATGTTGCTACTGCGAGGTATGTTGGTTGGCGAGGCTATTGTTAGTAAAGAAGGCATATTTGAAGCTATCCGCTTGATTGACCCTGTAACTTTAGAATGGTTTGAGAAAACAAATGGTCGCCTAACCCCTGAGCAGGTCCCAGCAGGGGGTGGAACGAATGTCTCCCTAGATGTGGCCTCCGTGTTCGTTTCCTACTATAGACAAGACCCGACAAAGGCTTACTCTAACTCACCTTTTGTGTCATGTATCAACACAGTCGCCGCTCGGCAACGGATTATTAACGACCTGTATCGCATTATGGTAATTACAGGATACCCTCGACTCGACATTATGGTACTTGAAGATGTTATTGCCAAAAACGCTCCTTTGGATGTTAAAGCAGACCCTGCCAAATTTACCCAGTATGTTAGTAACACCATTACCTCAATTACCAATACGGTAAGTGGGTTGCGTGTTGACCAAGCGTTTGTTCACACGGACAGTATCAAAGCGGATGTGGTTAATTCAAAAGCCTCAGGTATGACTTTGAACATTGAACCAATAATCAAAACCCTCAACGCACAAAACCAAGCGGCCTTGCGTGTGATGGCTACAACATTAGGTAGGGGCGAGAGTGGTGTAAACACAGCAAGTATCGAGGCCGCCTTATTTGCCAAGAACGCAGAAGCCTTAAATACCCCCATCGCAGAATTATGGGAGCAGATTTTCACCTTTATTTTAAGACTGACTGGTTCGACTTCGCGTGTTGTTGTTAAATTTCGCCCTGTGGAACTTCGCCCCGCTACCGAGCTTGAAGCACAATTGGTTCTAAGGCAGTCTCGACTACTGAAGGAGTTAAGCTTAGGTACCATTGATGATGACCATTATCATTTAGAAATGTTTGGTCGAATCAGGCCAGATTCTTCCCCAATACTAAGTGGTACAGGGTTTGCGGACAAATCGGTTGTGGATGCAGGAACAGTTAGTGCGAATACCGACCCCACAGGTAGGTCTGTGAGTTCGGCAGCAGACAAAAGTGCAAAGAGCAATGCGGTTAAAAAATAACTAGCTACACTAAAATAAAAAGCCTCCGTTTGGAGGCTTTTTATCGGTCAGGAACCCCCCAAACCTTAAACTTTGTGGAGTCTAAAACGGGTTTTAAACTCCACAAGCTTTTGTTGTTATCATGGCGAGGTTTGCACACGCAACCTTATTCGTGAACGATTGTTCTCTCGTTGTTGAGCTACATGACGACTATTACCTTAGGGTAGCTCCCCACCCCGCCTCTGTCTATACCTATTCTATAATGTGATTGCAAACCAAGTCTCTTTATAGTAATCTTTACAGTATCTACACAAACTTAACAAACGTACGCCATGAAACGTATTGAACTTAATGAAAAAGTGAAAGCTCTCATCAAGGCTTCTGTCGGTGATGAGATTAACTATGACTCTGTTGCTGTCTTTGAAGCCACAGCGGTTACTTCATTACCTCTTAATAAGCGCGGCACTATTTTTGATAAGGGTCAGATTACTGCTGAGACTTTTCAAGAAGCAGCTACCATGCTAAATACAGGTAGCTTTGTTCCGTTACATACGTTACACGAGCAAGGTTACGAGATTCCCGTAGGTCGCGTGTTCCACGGTGAAGCTCTAAAAACTCCTCAAGGTTTTGACGAACTACGTGTGCTTTTCTTTGTCGATGGCACCAGTCCTCAGTTAATCAGTCGCCTTGATAATGGCACTGTTGAGGAAGTCAGCGTTGGTATGCAGTTTAAGCGTTTGCTTTGCTCCACCTGCAATGTTGACTTGATGGAAGACCCTGAATCCATGTGGTCACAAACCTGTAAAAATGGTCATGTCATGGCTATGGGTACTAACCACATTAAGCCTGACGGTGTTGCGAATTTCCGTGAATTAAGCCTCGTATCTAAAGGTGCTAGTAATGGTGCTAAGGTACTAGGTGCACAGAAGCGTTTGCTCGCTTCTGCTTACTATAAAGAAGGGTCGCAATTAGCAGCCTCTTTGAAAGACCCTGAATTTGTGCTTTTTGGGTCACCCACTAAGCCTACTGAGGAAGACCCTATGTTAGTCGCTGAACTCCAAGCAAAATTAGGTGCTGCCACTGCCGAAGTGGAAACCTTAAAAGCTTCTGTTGCCGAGCTTGAGGCTTTGAAAGCCGATAAAGTTGCTTTAGAAGCGGCTGCTGAAACAGCTAAAACTGAAGCTGAAGCTAAGTTAGCTGCTTTAGAAGCTGAAAAAGTTGCTTTAGAAGCTGCTGCTGAAACAGCTAAAACTGAAGCTGAAGCTAAGTTAGCTGCTTTAGAAGCTGAAAAAGTTGCCTTAGAAGCGGCTCAAGAAGCTCAGTTAAGTGTTCGCCCATTTAAGATTCCTTTAGGTGGGATTCCTAACTTAACTGCAGCGAAGACTGATGTAACTAACCCTAATTCTGTAGACTTGTCGCATTCCAATGCTTTCAAGTCTCCAAAACGCTAACCCCCACTAGGAGAAAACGCGATGACTGCAATCGCCTCAGGTGGCGTGTCCTTAGTGGGCATTCCACAAAATAACTTCCGTTTAACTTGCTACTTGGCTGCTGGTATTGTAGCTGCTGATGTAGGCAAACCTGTTGCCTTAGATACTTCGGCCAACAACACTGTTAAATTAGCAGGTGCTGGTGATGTAATCATTGGTAACCTAAAGACAACCTCCATTGGTACTACTGAAGGTACTCGTGTTGGCACTGTTGAGTTTAAAGGTGGTTTCACTTGGAACTTCACTGGTACTGTTGTTGTTGGTGACCAAGTTGTTGGTTCTGCTACTGCAGGTTCTGTTAAAGCAGGTACCAATCCACGTTCGTTAGTAGTTGCCGTTAACGGTACTACTGCTGATGTAATCTTCGTTTAAGGAGTAGGAAAATATGCGTCCTTTTAAAGATATTGTAAAAACTACTCCTGAAGCTATCGCAGCTTTGTTGATGGTTGAAAGTACAGGTGATTCTGCCGATAAAGGTATGAAACTTGTTAAAGATGCGGCCTCTTTTGGTTTAAACCTCCGTGACTATTTAACTTTAGCTGTGGACACCAAAGGTGGCGACAACAAGTGGAAAGGTTTTAACGGTTATGAAGCTGTTAAAGTTGCCTTAAACTTACCACACGCGAACGACTTTGAAGCAGGTATCACTCTTCAAGCTGCCGCCAATACCTTCCAAACATACGCGGGTACTCGCGCTATGTTCCCTGAAGTTATTGACGATATGTTGAAGTTTAAAACTCTTCAAGATAACAAAGTTGAAAACATTGCCGCTATCGTTGGCCAGTCCCGTACTGTGTCTCAGCGTGAAATGATTTCGACTTACTACGAAGATGATGCTGATGACCGCAAAACCTATATCGTTAGCGAGTTAGGCCGCATTCCTGTACGTTCTGTTCGTACTAGCGAAGCTTCTGTTAAGTTCGGCAAACGCGGTAGTGGTATTGAGATGTCTTACGAGTTTGCTCGTGATGCGTCTTTAGATATTTTGACTCCGTTCGCTTCGCGTATTGCTCGTGAGTTAGAGAAATCCAAAGTTGCTGCTGCAACAGGCATCTTGATTAACGGCGATGGTACTAATGCGGCTGCTGATGTACAAAACTTCTCTACCTTCGGCGCAACTGGTGGTGTGATTAGCTCTGCAAACTACAAAGCTTTAGCTAAGTTCTTAATGAGCAACGCCAACGCTGGTTATGTGTTTGATACCTTTGTTGTAAACTTCGATATGTATGTTGAATTGATGTTTATGGCTCAACCTATCATTGGCGCAGGTGCTACAAGCCCTGTTGACTACATGATTGGAAAAGGCGCACCTGCGGTCAGCACAACCTTACCGTTTATGAACGGCATGGTTAACGTGGTATTAAGCTCTGCAGTTCCTGCAGGTAAAATCGTTGCTATGACTAAAGCTGAAGCTTTAGAAGAATTAGTAATGGCAGGTGGTAACATCGCTGAAAGCGAGCGTTCCATTTTGAACCAGTCCATCACTTATGTGAAAACAGAAGAAACTGGCTACAAGATTGCTATTCCTAAAGCTCGTGTTGTCTTGGATGTAGCTGCTTAATAAGTTGCTGCTCTGAAAAAAGCCCGCGTAATTGCGGGCTTTTTTATGTTAAAATCTAAAGAACTTTTAGGAGTGTGTCATTATGTTAATTGTAAAAACAACTGGGTCCTTTATGCTTTGTCCTTTGGATGGCCAAACACCTAATATCGACTCTCAAAAACCTACCTTAGTTCCTGCAAGCTCTTTTGTAAAGACTCGTATCAGTCTAGGTCAACTTGAAGTCTTGGCTGAAGATGTGCCTAACACCTTAACACAAGCTGATGTTGAAGATTACCTAAAACCTAAAGCAGCGGCACCTGTGGCCAATAGTAAGGGTAAAGTTTCTAAATCTGCAGCCTCTAAAGGGGACTAACCATGACAACTTGGGTTGAGGATGCAACATCATCCGTTTTAAGTGTACGCTTGGTACGTGATGGGGATTTTATCATCCCTGACCCTTCAACGAATGTGACGTTAACTATTCGAGCTAAGTCTGGTGTCTTACTGCATATTGAAACCCAAACGGCTTCAGGTAGTGACTACACCTTTAATGTCCCTGACTTGGTGAATACGTTAACTAGTCCTAACTCAGTTGAGTCAAGGTTAGCGCAGGTCGTTTACATAGTTAATGGTGGAGCTTATCGACTTATATTGAATTATGAGATTACTGAGTTTGTACCTTTAACTGTTAACGAAGACTCGGTAAGAAGCTATATAGGTATTACTTTAGATGAGTTGGAGGATAGCGAGATTGACCTACTTAAAGCTTACTATACTCTTGTGGGTGCTTACGGCTCAAACTTTACCACACCCTTCAATGCTGAAGGTCTCAGCTCGTTTAACGCCAACAAAGCGGTGGCCTTGCAAGCAGCCCTTGACCTCGCAGTCAGTTTACCTCAACGTCTCGCGCAGAAAACGGACGCTGAGAAAGCTAGTTTTCAACGAGCAACAAAATTTGACCCCTATAAGTTAGTGGCCAAGTTAGAGGAAGAGCTTACTGACACCTTGGCGGCTATCCTACCCACCGCCAGCACCTTGGTTGGAGCCGCCTTGTTTGCTGTATCAGGCGGGGTTGACCC